TTGTTTGGAGAGGATTTGATAGTACTGTTCCTGCAGAACATGTTTCAGGTTCAACTATTAATCTATTAACAGAGGCTGATGATAAATTAATAGATCCTGATGATGATTTTGGATTTAATGAATTTACCACTGAATTTGATGATGGATTAGTATACAGTCCAACTAAACAACAAGACGTACTTAATCCATAGTGAATACCATGTCTAGTTATGATCCGATAGATAAAGCATTAAACACTACTAGTGCTATTGAGGTAAGTAATGTACCAGAAAATGGGTGTGTAAAAAGAAAAGACCAACTTAAAGATATAAGTGGGGATATTGAAAAAGATTATGAGTATACTCGTGCTAACTTATATTCTTTGATTGAAAAGGGACAAGAATCCCTTAATGGTATTATGGAATTAGCAGGTGAAAGTGCAAGTCCAAGAGCATATGAAGTTGCAGGACAGATTATTAAATCTGTTGCTGACACAACTGATAAGTTGATGGAGTTGCAGAAAAAGGTTAAAGAAGTTGATGAGGAAAAGTCAAAAGGTCCAAGTCAAGTTACTAATAATGCTTTATTTGTAGGGTCAACATCAGAGTTATCTAAGATGTTAAAAGATGGTATCCTAAATAATAAGGATAAGGACTCTGTATAAATGAAAATTTCATTACCTCTTAATATAGAAATTCCCTCTAACCCAACAGATTTTAATCTGGGTTTGATGTTTAGAGAGAGTTTAGATCAAAATAGTGGAATGTTTTTTGTCTTTGAAGAAACAGGACAAAAATCTTTTCATATGAAGGATACTAAAATTCCTCTTGATATTGCTTTTATTGAGGAGAATGGAACCATTGAAAGTATTAAAGAATTACTTCCATTATCAGTCATTCCTATATCATCAGATGGTCAAGTTCTTTATGCTTTAGAAGTAAATAGAGGATGGTTTAAAGAAAATAATATAGAAGTTGGAGATAATATATTTGAATCTGATTTAGCATCAAGGAAGAAAGAACTTCGTTTGAGACAAATAGATCAACAGAAAAAGTGGAGACCTAATACAACTTCAATACAAAGAGCAAGAGAAAAGGAACAAATGAAAAAAGAAATTAAACAGGAATTAAGTCAACAAGAATCTGTTACTATTGAAAATTCCGATGGTGTAACTTTTGCTAGAGTTATGGATATTATTGGACCTGCTCAAATGAAACCTCTTGTTAATAGTGATGGAGTTTGGAAAGGTACAGAAGTTGTTAAGGAAGAAGGATGTGGAAGTGATATTACTAATAAAGGAAAGAAGAAAGTTAATCCTAAAAAGAATCCAGTAATTGAGGCAATGGAAACAGATGAGGGTGGTCCTGGTACAGGAGATCAACAACAAAAACAAGTTGATGCTAAACAAAAGAAAGCAGATCAGATAAAGAAACAAGTTTTACTTAAAAAATTGCAAGCAGTCAGACAAGGAGGAGGTAGTGAAATTATGGCATCATACGACTGGAGATCTGATGATAGTATGAGAATTAATAGAATATTTGAAGGTAAGAAGAAAGGACTTTGGGATAATATTCATGCTAAGAGAAAACGTGGTGAAAAACCAGCAAAACCTGGTGATAAAGATTATCCAAAAACATTAGATGTTGATGAAGGATTAAAGCAAGCACGTAAGAATGTAGGTGCTGATACTTGTTGGGATGGATATACAGCAAAAGGAACTAAGAAAAAGGGTGGAAAGGAAGTTCCTAATTGTGTTAAAGAAGATGGTGTAAGTGAAGGGGCTGCTTGGACAAAAAAGTCTGGTAAGTCTGCTTCAGGTGGACTTAATGAGAAAGGTAGGAAGTCTTACGAACGTGAGAATCCTGGTTCTGATTTAAAAGCACCACAACCAGAAGGTGGTTCTAGAAAAAAATCATTCTGTGCTAGAATGGGTGGTATGAAAAAGAAACTTACCAGTTCTAAGACTGCTAATGATCCAGATTCAAGAATAAATAAATCACTTAGAAAGTGGAAATGTTGATTGGTTATGAATAATAATGATGTATATCTTGGTAACCCCAATCTAAAAAAAGCAAATACACCAATAAATTTTACTCAAGATCAAATACTTGAGTTTATTCGGTGTAAGGAAGATCCCGTTTACTTTGCAAGAAAATTTATGAAAATCGTCTCTCTTGATGAGGGATTGGTTCCTTTTAGATTATATGATTTTCAAGAGAAATTAATTAGAAATTTCCACGAGAATAGATTTAATATATGCAAAATGCCACGACAGACTGGTAAATCTACCACCTGTGTGGCATACTTATTACATTACGCTGTTTTTAATGATAATGTCAATATTGCGATTTTGGCGAACAAAGCATCCACTGCTAGAGATTTACTTGGCAGATTACAACTTGCATATGAAAATTTGCCTACATGGATGCAGCAAGGTATAATATCATGGAATAAAGGTTCTTTAGAGTTAGAAAATGGATCAAAAATTTCGGCAAACTCTACTTCTTCATCTGCTGTCCGAGGTGGATCCTATAATGTCATCTTTCTTGACGAGTTCGCTTTCATCCCGAATCACATTGCTGACGACTTCTTTGCCTCTGTTTATCCTACTATCACGTCTGGACAAAGTACTAAAGTAATTATTGTTTCAACCCCACGGGGTATGAATCATTTCTATCGTATGTGGCACGATAGTGAAAAAGGTAAGAGTGCATATGTCCCAACTGATGTTCATTGGAGTGAAGTTCCTGGTAGAGATGATGAATGGAGAGAGCAGACCATTGCAAACACATCAGAACAACAGTTTAAGATTGAGTTTGAATGTGAGTTCTTAGGTTCTGTTAATACTTTAATCGCTGCGACTAAACTTAAAAATCTTGTATATGAAGAACCTTTAACAAGAAATGCAGGACTTGATATCTACAAAGAACCAGAGAAAGATCATAATTATATAATGACAGTTGATGTGGCAAGAGGATTGGGTAATGATTACTCTGCTTTTCTTGTTTTTGATATAACTGAGTTTCCATATACAGTAGTTGGAAAGTATAGGAATAATGAAATCAAACCTATGCTATTCCCCAATATTATATTTGATGTTGCAAAAGCATATAATGAAGCATTCTTATTAATAGAGGTTAATGATATTGGAGATCAGGTAGCAAGTATTCTTCAATATGATCTAGAGTATGAAAATATATTAATGGCTTCTATGAGAGGAAGAAATGGACAGATAGTTGGACAAGGATTTTCTGGTAAGAAATCTCAGTTAGGAGTAAGAACAACAGCAGCAGTTAAGAAGTTAGGTTGTTCTAACTTAAAGACTATGCTTGAGGATGATAAAATACTCTTGTGGGATTATGATATTATTTCAGAATTAACGACCTTTACTCAAAAACATAATTCATTTGAAGCAGAGGAAGGGTGTAATGATGATTTAGCAATGTGTCTTGTATTATTTGCATGGGTAGTTGCACAAGATTATTTTAAGGAGATGACTGATAATGATATTCGTAAAAGACTTTATGAAGAAAAAAAGAATGAGATAGAACAAGATATGGCACCATTTGGTTTCATTGCTGATGGATTTGAAGATATGGAAAGTTTTGTTGACAAAGATGGTGATAGATGGCATACTGATGAATACGGTGATCGTTCATATATGTGGGATTATCGATGATTGTAGTTAATTGGGAAAATATTAGAATATTTACTATAATGGTATTATTTGCTACGTGGATTTATTTACTCAACGATTATTTAAGAAATGGAACTGACTGAAGAAAACGTACTCAAAGTGTTAGAGGAACTTATTCCCTATATTGAAGCTGATGGTGGATACCTTCAACTTTATGAAATCGAATACGAAACAGGATACGTTAAAGTAAAATTAGGTGGTGCATGTGAAACATGTGCTATGAGTACCATGACTTTGAAGCAAGGTATAGAAAAGAAACTAATGATGGAGATACCAGATGTGGTAGGAGTTGTTCAAGTATTGTAATGGAATTCGACGATCAATTAAAACTTGGGCATTTATTGCTCAATGATAGAAAGTGTCGAGTATGTGGAGAAGAGAAAAATTTAATTGATGGGTTTTATAGAACTCGTAAAAATAGTGCTACAGCATCTTCATATTCCTATGAATGTAAAGTATGTACGATTAGAAGAATAGTAGAAAATAGAAAGAAAAGAGCACCATTTGTTGATTGGCAATATCCTGATTGGTAGTGTTCATGTATTGTTTCCCCATTGAAAAAGAGCATTTTAATAAATAATTTCAGAATAATCTGAGATTCGGAGAGGAAAAGATGCCACTAAATTTAGCATCTCCTGGCATTATAGTAAGGGAAGTAGACTTAACAATTGGTAGAGTAAATTCTGCTACAGATAAGACTGCTGCTATTGTTGCACCATTTGAAAAGGGACCAGTTAGTTTACCAACACTAATTGAAAATGAACAGGATTTAATAGATACTTTTGGGGAACCAAGACCAACAGATAAGAATTATGAAACCTGGTTAGTTGCTTCATCTTATTTGGCATATGGTGGTGTATTAAATGTTGTAAGAGCAGGAATAAGTTCCTTAAAAAATGCTACTGATGACGGATCACCAGCAATAGTAATTAATAGTGTAGATGATTATATCAATAAAGGATATGATGAGAATACAATAGCAAGCACAGTAGTAGCATCTAGGAACCCAGGATCTTGGGCAAATGGTATTAAGGTTGCCATAATTGATAGTTACGCAGATCAGCAGTTAACTTTAGCTGCAGCGAATAATATCGAAGTAGGATATGGTATAACACAGGCAGTTCCTGCCAATACAAAAGATCCAGGTATTGGTACAATAACAACTTTAGATGGATATTTTAAGGGTA